TGCAGAGTATACTGCTCCAACAAACTTTAAATCATATGATGAACTAAAAACTAGACTTGATGCAGTCCTTTCTGGCACTGTTAGAGTTGGTAATGTTGCTGATGATTTGGATGATGCTCCTATAGCAAAACCAAAAGTTGATACAAAACCACAAGCTACTAAAGTGGAAACACCAGTAGTTGAGGAAGATGATACATTAGCATATTTTGAAAAACTAGCTGAGTAACCTATCGAGTGCCTCTATCCTATAGGGGCACTTTTCTCAAACATTTCTATACAATCCTTATAAATAAGACATGGCAAGAAGTAAATATATTGAAAGTGTCCTAGCAGCTGCAAAAGGCAGACCCAAATCAACTCAATGGTTTCGTGATAAAATCAAGGAATTTGGTACACCATCATCTGCTAATTTGATTCGTGATGGTAAAAGAACAACAACGCCTACCTTTGGTCTACTAAATATGTTTGTATATGACCCTAAGTTAAAGGATAAATTACCATACTATGATACATTTCCTTTGGTATTACCTATTGAAAATTATAGTAATGGGTTTTTAGGAATTAATTTACACTATTTATCTATGCCAATGCGAATTAGACTATTGGATAGACTGGTGGATTATAGTAATAATGATAAGTTTGATAAATCTACTAATTTAAATGTAGATTATAGTAGATTAAAAAAAATAGACTTAATTAAACCCTGTCTAAAAAGATATTTAGCAGGTAATGTTAAGACAAATTTTAGAAAAGTAGAAGCAGATGAATTTATGGTGGCAACACTATTACCTGTACAGAGATTTAAGAAACAATCTGACAGTCATGTATTTGCAAAATCAAGAGGAATGATATAATGGCAATAGGAAGTTTTATAGAATCAACCTCATCTATGGTTTTAACAGAACTGTTAGCACCACTGAGAGATAATGATGGGATGGCTTTACCATCTAGGTATGAAGTTATATTTTCATTCCCACCAGGCAATAGAGGAAGTAAGACTGGTGATAATTCTAACATATTTCATCAAATATTATTTGGAAATGTGGGAGCAGGTGGTTCTAAGGATGTATCTATGCAATGCAATTCATTTGAATTTCCTGGCAGAACTTTACAATCAGCAGCAGATACCAATATGCAAGGCCCCTCAAGAGAAATTGTGAATGATGTAACTTTCAATGAAGTTACTGGTGTTTTTTATTGTCATAGTGACATGAGAGAAAAAACAATGTTTGAGGCATGGCAGAATTTAGCATATGACCCAAAGCATATGACTGTTGGGTGGTATGATTCTTATGTTAGTAATATAACAATATATAATTTAGACCAAAACGACAATAGAAAATATGGTGTTGAGTTACAAGAGTGTTTTCCAAAAACTATGACCCCACAATCATTATCAGCTGACCAAGCAACAAGTGTACAAAGAATCTCTGTAAGTTTTTCTTTTCGAAGTTGGATAAACATAGAAAACAAAATGAAAGCAGGTTATACAGGAAATTCAACATTAGACAGAATACAAGGAGTTCTAGCTAATCAAGTAGAAAGAAAACTTTTGAGTAAAATACCAAAAGTATTAAGAAAATTATTTTAACAATTAACAAACAGGTGAAAAATTATGGCATTACCAAAACTTGAAACAAAAACTTACACTTTAACCTTACCATCAACAGGTGAAGAAATTAAGTATAGACCTTTCTTAATGAAAGAACAAAAAACATTATTGATGGCACAAGAATCAAAAGATGATAATGAGGTAGTTGATGCTATGTCACAATTAATTAATGATTGTACTTTTGAAAAAGTAGATTCAAAAACTTGTCCTTTATTTGATGCTGAATATATATTTCTAAAACTTAGAAGTAAGTCAGTAGGTGAAAAAGTAAAAGTTAGTGTTATCTGCCCAGATGATAAAAAAACAAGAACAGATGTTGAAATAGACTTAGGTGATATTGAATGCAATATGTTAGATGAACATACCAATACTATAAAAATAACAGATTCAGTAGAAGTTGTTCTTAATTATCCATTATTAAGTAACTTTCAATCAACAAAAGAAGATTTAACTCAAAGTCAATTGATGTTTAATATGGTAAATGAATGTATTCATGAAATACATTTTGGTGAAGATATTTATAACAAAATAGATATGTCTGAAAAAGATGTTAACGAGTTTGTTGAATCTTTATCTTCAGAACAATTTACAAATATAGGAAAGTTTTTTGAAACTATGCCTAAATTAAGACATGTTATTCAAGTAACCAATCCTAATACTAAAATTAAAGGTGAGATTCTCTTAGAAGGTCTTCAAAGTTTTTTAGTATAGGGCTCTCTCATGAGAGCCTAGGAAATTACATGAAAAGTAATTTTGCACTAGTGCAACATCATAAATACTCATTAACAGAGTTGGATAATATGATGCCATGGGAAAGAGAAGTATACATGGGATTATTATCTCAACATATACAGGAAGAAAACGAAAGAATGGAAAGGGAAAGAAGAAAAAATGGTTGATACTACTAAAGAAGATGCTGCTTTTGTAAAACGACAAAATGAGTTGATTACATATATGAATCAAACCAATGAGGGTGTTCAAGACCTCGTTGCACAAGGTATTCAAAATGATACTTTGAAAGACCTTTTCATGGGTAACTTTTTTGAGATAGCATCTGCTAGAAGTTTGCAAGCAAAAGCTTTTGAACGAGCTCGTGATACAGGTGCAGATGTAATAGATGACTATGTTTTAAAATTAAATGAAGATATTAATAAGAATTTTCAAGGTGTGATTGACTTTTTTCACAAGGCCATGACTGCCAGAAAGAAAGAAGTTAGAACAATAGTAGAACCTTTAGAAAATTTAAACCAAATCATGTATGATGGTATCGATGCCAGAAAGCAAGAAGTTGGTCAAATAGTACGCCCTTTAGATAATTTTGGAAAAATCATGGTCAATCAGCAATTAAGGGATAGAGAAATTGGTAAAATAAAGTTCGCAAATGCAAAAGAAAAAGCAAAAGAGGAGTTTATGCGTTCAACTAGATTGGAAAAAATCTTGATAAATACCTCTGGTTTTCTAGGTGAAAAGTTTCAAAATCTATCTAATGAATTTAAGAAAATGAATCAAGGGTTACTTGGCACTATAGGTAAAACTGCTGCTATCATATTAGGTATGACCCTTCTCTTGGCAAACTTCAGACCTTTCCAAACAATGATTGCACGATTCTTTACATCAACTTTTGGGCCTGGAGATATGAATATGTTTGAATATATAGGAACAAACTTTACACTATTTCTTAGTGCTGGATTAATAATTGCAAGAAATAAAATAAAGCTAGCTTTATTTGGGCCAAAAGGATTCTTTGGTCTAATTGGTTCTACTTTTAGAAAAATATCTAAAGGTCTAAAAGCAGTATTAGGTGGCGGTGCAGGTGCATCACGAGGAATGGTTCTTTTAAAGGGAGCTCTTGGTTTACTTGGTAAAAGTATTATTGCCATACCCTCTGCAATCTTTTTTTTCTTAAAAAACTTTTATACAGAGTTTGAAAAATCTATGACAGAAGGTGGTGGGATTTTAATGTCTTTAGGGAAAGGTCTTTTGTTTGGATTAATATATGGACTTGCAGATACATTTGAATTTTTAGTTCTTGACCCAATTAAATTTATTGTTCAAGATGTAATTATACCAATAATTATGTTTATTGGAGATATATTCAAAAAGATTTTTGGGTACATTTCAGACTTTGGTTCATACTTAGGTTTCGGGTCTACGCCAGAGGGAGAAACAACTTTAACAAATAATGCAATAACAAGATATTTTAGTAGTGAACCAAATGCAGATGCTGATGAGTTACGCTCCCAAAGAACAAACGAACTAAGACAACAAGGTATGCAGTCAGGTATTGGTGCTGTGTATAATGTAAATAACACTAACATGGATATGTCTAGAGGTGGAAGTACCACATTTACGAGTGGTAGTAATTCAAGTGTTGACTCTGATTTACCAACCACAGGATTAGGATAAAATGGCTGAAACAGAAACTAAAAAAGTAAACATAGAATTAGAAGTAGACACTAATGTTGTTGATTCTAGTAAAAACAAATATCAATCATGGATAGACATGGCAAGAGCTGTGGATGCATGGAGAATATTTCCTAGATTATTTTTAACAGTATATATTGTATTACTTTACAAAGTAGTTATATGGTATATGAATCTTGGAGCTCCAACAATGGAACAATCTGGTTTAGTCAGTATTGTTGTAGGTGCTGGTGCAGCTTGGTTTGGACTATACACAGGAACGAGTAAGAAGTAATTAACTAGGATTTAGATGGTCTTCAGTTAGTATCTTAAATTCCATGTTGTGGTCTAGACAGAACTCAGTCGCAGACTTCCATTTAGCCTTGTTTATACCCCATGTCTTGACTTTGTTATACCAAACACCTGTTCTTCTCTTAGGATTCCTTTCTGGGGGTGTACATTGATGTTTAGGTTTAACTTCAATGATATACTTCTTGATACTACCATTTTTAGTACGAACTTTGATGTAAAAATCTGGGAAATATCTATGATAACGACCATCCCATGGCGATACATATGGAATGACTAATTCTTCACTGCCCCATTCTATAATAGATTTAGTGGTATCACAGTATTTCATCATCTTCAATTCCCATGATGAACGATATATTATCTCTTTAATATCACCTTGATACTTAGCAGGATTTTTCGGTTTAAACTTTCCTTTATATGTCATAGTCGTTATAAATACTTTAAATTATATAGGACTATTTATACATGGCAATAGATTTAGGAAGTATAGGCAAGTCAGCCGTAGTAGGATTACTAGGAAAAAATCTAAGAAGGGTTGCTGGTAATGTAGGCAGTGTTCTTCGTGGTGGTGCTCAAAAAAATGATTCATCTGATTTTGGTGTAACTCGTTCAAAATTTTCAACAAAGATGTTATCATTTCCAATAGATGTTGCAAATGCAGATAGAGCTTTAGGTAATCATGGTCATTACATTATGTTTGAAATTAATGTACAAAAGGGTAGTAAACTTAAATTTGGTTCAATAGAAGAAAATGATGACCCAATTGATAACATAAAAAGAGATGCATCCAATAAATATAAAGATTCGAATAAAAAAGTATTTCACAAAGATGTTGCTGCTATATTTGATTTAGGACAAATTGGTTCATCAAAAAAAGCAATTAGAGATATTCAGAAAAATTCGCCAGGTTACAAAAAATCAATGAATGAAAGTTCAAATACTGTTTATGTTGAAAGACCACCAACAAGAAAATTAGACACAGTTATTACTTTGTTTATGCCGCCAGGAATTAAAACAAAGTATAAAGCAGAATATGCAGATAAATCAATAGGTAGTTTGACTAAAGTGGGTATGGATGCATATTCACAAGCAATGGCAGGGGATAACATAGACAAAATAGCAGACACTATAAAAGAGAATTCTTCAGAATTGAGTGCTGCATTAGCCATTGATGCTGGATTAAAATCAATAAGTGCTATCCCATCATTGGGTGGATTAAAAGAAGCGGCAGAAATGCAAATGGGAGAAATTTTAGCTGATAGAATGGAACTAGCATTTAAAGGTATAGACAAAAGAACTTTTGAATATACTTTTAAAATGACACCTAGAAGTGAAGTAGAAGCTGATGAAATCACCAAAATTATTGGAATGTTCAAACATCATATGTTACCAGAAATGAAAGGTGCTCATACTAGAGGTAGAAGAATGAGTATACCAGATACATTTGATATAAAGTATATGTTTGTAAATGCTGAAAATCAATATTTAAATAAAATATCTACATGTTTTCTAGAAAGTATGGATGTATCTTATGCAGATGGTAAATTTAAAACACATGAGGGTGGACAACCAGTTGATACTACTTTAACATTAAACTTTAAAGAAATAGAACTCATTACAAGAGAAAAAGCACAAGAGGGTTTCTAATATGTATTTTCAAAATTTTCCAACAATACCATATGACTCTACAGGTACAGGTGAATTTAAAGGAGTAACTAATCTTCTTAGGCGTGTGGGTATAAGAGCAAAAGTAAAATCTAATACTATGTTGTATGATACTTATGATGTGAGAAATGGCGAATCACCAGAGTCTATTGCATTTAGATTATATGATGATGCTGAATTACATTGGGTAGTACTATTAGTAAATGATATCACAGACAGATTTCATGATTGGCCATTAACAGAAGCACAATTTTTACAATTTATAAAAGACAAATATACCAATGTAGATGCAATACATCATTATGAAATATCACAAGAGTCTGGTGATACATCTCTTAAAATTAATATTGGTACAAGTAATACAGATTACCCATCTGCAACTGCAATTACAAATTATGAATATGAACAAGAAGTGCAAGATGCAAAAAGAAAAATAAGATTGTTAGACCCTTCTTATATTTCAGATTTTGTAGAAGAATTTAAATCAATTATAAAAGAATCGGTGATATAATGGCTGAACTTACTTATGCTGGAGAATATGATTTAGTAGAACTTAACTTACATTCATCATCAGGAAATGTTGTTAATCTAGAAACTACTTATAGAGAAATAACTTTGTATGAAAATATGTTTTCAAATACAATGACAGGCACTATATTAGTTTTAGATGTAAATAATATTATAATGAATTTACCTGTAATAGGTCAAGAATACTTATCATTTAAAATACAAACACCAACTTTAGAAGACCATGCAATAGATTATACTAAACACCTAATGTCAATATATAAAATAGATAATCGTTTACCAGATAAAAATGCAGAGGCTTTTTTATTACATTTTTGTTCACCTGAATTATTAAAAAGTAAAAGAACAAGACTATCAAAAAGTTATACTGAATCTACAGATAAAATTGTTACAGATATATTACAAAATGAAAAATCAATAAACACAGGTAAAAATCTTTTTATTGAAGAAACTAAAGGTATTAAAAAAATAATATCACCGAATAAGAACCCATATGGATTAATTTCAGACTTAACTACAGATGCAATATCATCTGTAAATAATTCACCTAATTATGTTTTTTTTGAAAACAGTAAAGGTATACATTTTAGAACACTTGAAAGTTTATATAGTGAACCAAGTATTGGTGAGTTTATGTCATCAGACAGTGGTGCTGTTGATATTCAAGAGGGTGGTGTAATGGATGTGCATAAAAAATTAAAACAAGTATTAAATTATTCATTATCAAGTAATAATAACACAATGAAAAGTATAGAATCAGGTATGTTGGCTTCAAAAACTATAGAATATGATATGTTCCAAAAAAAATATGATGTTAGTTCTTATAATTACTTTACTGATTTTCATAAAAATCAAAGAGTATCTGATAATAGAAACAAAGATAATCCAGTATATAATGAAACACCAATAGAGGAAAGTGGAAAAACTATGGGTGAGTATTTAAATTCAAAAATATTTTTACAACCAACATCAAAAAATTCTTCAGGAAATGATGCTCAACATGATGGTTCATACGAACCAAATAATGTTGCAAAAACAATATCATCTAGAAGTTCAAAATATACAGAGTTAGAATATGGAGTAAAAGTTATGATGAGTATAAATGGAACTACAACGATACATGTAGGGGGAGTTATTGATTTTATATTACCTATTGTAGGTAAAAACAATTCAGATGAAGAATTTGATATGTATAATTCAGGTAGATTTCTTATTACAAAACTAAAACATGTATTTGTAAGCAGTGGGCAAAAACATTCTATAGTTATGACTGCAGTAAAAGATTCAATTAGTACAGAATTACCACAAAACAAAAAACAATTACTACCAAGTGTAAAGGGTGGTTCAATTACACAATTATAAGGAGGGCAACTATAGTAAACTATATCATGTATAATTAATTAACAATTTGGAGTTTTAGAATGACAAACAAATACAAAAACAAAATTAAGAACATGAA